TTCTTTGTAGAAGGCGCAAATGATATTGTAGATTGCAATGAGCAGGTTAATATAACCATGACTGAGCTTCAGCTGGGTCTAAGATTCCAGATGTTTGGTCAGCCATTCGTGACTGGGGTATATTCAGATAAAGGAATGAAGCGTGCGGGATCTGATTCTATTTTAGACCTTCCAGAAGGCTCAACATTCGGTATTGCTGCTCCTCAAGGTGATATACAGGCAGTTATTGAGAGTGTTAAGTTTCAAGTAGACCTCGTAGCTCAGAATAATCACTTATATGTGCAGTTTGCTCAAGATGGCGGTGAAGTTCCATCGGGGATAGCACTTAAAATTAAAGACTTAGAGAGATTTGAAGATTATCAAGACGATATAGAGCTTTGGAGGATGTATGAGCATGAATTATATGCTGTGGAACGTGAAATTGCAGCTTATAATGGAGTATCTCTACCTAAAGAGCTTAAACTTGATTTTATAGAGCCAGAATATCCTAAGACTGTTCAAGATCAGATATTAATAGAGAATCATGCGCTACAAAACAACTTAATGACACAACCGCAATTACTTCAAAAATACAATAAAGACCTAACTATTGAGGAGGCTAGAGAAATTGTCAGAGCAAACAAGCAAGAAAACGAACAACAATCAATCTTTGAGAGAATCCGTCAGCAAAATCAAAGAACTCAATAAGTTAGATATTGACATTGATGGAGATATTTCCGAAATTATAGCAGACCCAAGAGCATGGGCTGAGTCCATGGCGAATAAGATTTTACTTCAAAATATTAATAGAATTACTAAAGCACGCAAGCTAGGAGAAGAATTTGGCAAAAAACTTTTATGATGTAAAATTTAGCTCTAATTTTGATTTTGGTAAACTTGCAGATAAGATGACAGATATACTTGGCGAGCAAAATGAATCTATAATTGACAGTTTGGCTCAAATGACAAAAAGGAATATAATAGATGGAAATTTAAGGGCATTGTCTCCAGCCACATTAGAGGCAAGGAGTGGGGGAGATAGCTCTTTTAAAGGACATAACCCTAGCCCCACCACAGAAACAAGACCACTTTTATATTCGGGAAGGCTATTAAAATCAATCAAACCAGTAAAAGATGGAATTGAAATGCTTGAGTATGGCTTAGACCATAACGAAGGGTTTGTTACCCCAAGAGCAGAAATGGGTTTTGGGAACAGTAAAAGCGTCCCTGCAAGGCAGTTTATAGCAGGAGAACAAGAATTGAAGCGAGACAAAAAGCAATTAGAGAAAGTTCAGGATGATTTGATTGCTAAAATGGAAATGGTGATGAAGAAGTAATGGCTCAACAGTACGAAAACCTAGAGGAGTATTTAAATGCCGAAGAAGTCGAACAACAAGACGAAGACACCCTGCTCTGGGTTGCCCTCGGACTTGCTTACGGAATTGATGTA